AGAAAAAGTAGTAACAGAAATTAAAGGCTATGAAGGTCTTTACGCGATTACACCTAACGGGCAGATTTGGAGTCACCCTAAAGGCACAAACTCCAAGGAAGGGAGGTGGATGGCTTTAGACTTTTCGAGTCGATACCCGATGATTGGTTTGACTAAATCGGGACAGAAGAAACGGCATCTTGTGCATCGTCTTGTTGCAGAGGCTTTTATTGCAAACCCTGATAAATATAATCAGGTGAACCACATTAACGGTAATCGCGCAGATAATCGCGTAGAAAACCTTGAGTGGGTTAATGCTTCTCAAAACCGATTACATGCTTGGCGTGAAGGATTGCAGGTTGCAACTGGTTTGCACAAGAAATCCGCTAAAAAAGCTGGTCACGGAAGACGACTATTTAGCATGGAGCAGGCAGGCGATATTAGAAAGCTGTACGAATCTAAAGCATTAAATCAATACGAGCTAGCTAATAAATACAAAACATCACAAGCCGTTATTAGCGGTATTGTTTTATACAAAACTTACACAGAGGAAGCCGCATAATGTCGCTTACAAAAGAAATTACTCAAGATAAAATAGAAATAATTGGAAAGTACAAAGCAGTACAAGTACGAACCTGCACCAAGGTACTAGAGGACGGCGTAGAGCTATCCTCTGGCTACCACAGGCACGTTGTAGTTGCAGGACAGGACTACAGCAACGAATCTACAGAGGTACAGGCTATCTGTGCTGCTGTACATACTGACGCAGTTATTGCTGCATACAACGCATCACTAGAGGAATAAAACAATGGCAGTAACTTGGACAATCTCAACCCTTGAACACGAAATCTCAGACGGCGCAGTTATTGTTGCTCACTGGAGAGCATCAGACAGCGAAGTAGTAGATGATGTAACTTACTCAGGCAGCAGCTACGGCACTTGTGGCTTTGCCCCTGACCCATCATCACCTGACTACGTTCCATACGCTGACATCACTGAAGAGATGGCTATTGGCTGGACTAAAGAGTCTCTAGGTGAAGAGCAAGTAGCAAGCATCGAAGCGTCTATTGCATCACAGATTGACGCTGAGAAAAACCCAACTCAGGAAGCAGGCGTTCCTTGGTAAAACCCTAAACTTAAAATGAGGATATTGACATGGGCGAGAAAAAAACCACCCCCATCGTAATAAACGAAGTCGAATACATTTACGAAGACATGACCGAGCAGCAGCAAGCTATGGTTAATCACTGCAACGATCTTGATAGAAAGATTAAATCAACGCAGTTTAACTTAGACCAACTTAGTGTAGGTAAAGATGCTTTTATCAATATGCTAGTTGCTGATCTGGAGAAAGAGGACTAGCTATGTATCAGTATCATCAAGAAAGACCGACTCCCAGCCTCCTGTTTGATATTGCTAAAGGCAATATGTGGGACAGTGAAGCAGTCAATATCTTTGGATTTAATAGAACCGTTGGTATTGACTGGGAAGTGGTTTGGAATGATGGCGGTGATTATGTTTACCCAGCTAGCGCGGTGCAGATGTCGCTTGTATCCGCATCCGTTAGCGACACAATGCAGGTTCTTATTAGCGGGTTAGATGCTGACTACAATAAGCTGGTTGAGACTGTAACCCTTACAGGTACATCCGCTGTAACTACCACTCAGTCTTTTTTTCGCATTAACAGCGCTATCATTTTAAGCGGTAGTAATGTTGGCGATATAACTATCAGCAACAACTCTGTTCTGTACGCATTTATTGAGGCCGAATTAGGCACAACCCAAGCGGCTATCTACACTGTACCCGCTGGCTATAGCTTGTACCTGTTTCGCATTGATGCAAACAGCGCAACTACTAATGGTCAGAAATTCATATTTTTCCGCAATGTTGTTGTAACGAACGGCAGAACTTTGCGCGTAACTGAAGCAACCTTTGCAACGTCACAGGTTAGTTACGACAGGCAGATACCTTTTAAAATTCCAGAAAAATCAGACTTCCATTTCGAGGCTAAAAGCAGTGCAAGCACAAACGAGATGGCTTTATTCATTGAAGCAGTATTAGTTAAAAACAAGGCATAATCATGGCTACAGTTAAAGAAGCCCTACTAAAGTTAGAAGGTCACGAGCGCGAATGTGCTGTTAGATATTCAAACATCGAGCGAAGACTTGACGAAGGGCAGCAGAAGTTTGCCAAATTGCAGACAGCCTTGTGGGGTATTTACCCGCTAATTATCGGACTGTTTGTAGTGGGAAAATTCTTTTGAGTTATGGACATTAACGAAAACAGCAACGTCACGATTCCCATTCGCAACCTTATCGCTATGGTGGCAGCTACGGCGGTTGCTACTACGGCTTATTTCGGTATTCAGGAAAGGCTCAAAACCCTTGAGCATTCACTGGATAAATCGCAAGCAGAAATAGAGCGTAATACGGAATTTAGAATCTTATGGCCGCGTGGTGAGCTAGGCTCTTTGCCAGATGATGCAAGGCAGGATATGCTGCTGCAAGGTGTTCAGTTGGATGTCGAAGATTTAAGAGGGCTGCAAGGTCAGATACATGACTTGACTGTAAGGCTTGGCACTATGGAAGCTCTTAACGAGCAGGGGAGCAGCAATGATTGATAAATTTATAGCACCTGTCACTAGCCTACTGGATAAGTTCATACCCGATGCAGATACCAAACAGAAGATTGCACACGAGATTGCAACGATGTCTGAGCGACACGCGCAGGAAATCTCACTTGCTCAAATTGCAGTCAACCGAGAAGAAGCAAAAGGAAACTGGTTCCAAGCAGGATGGCGACCAGCAACCGGCTGGATTTGCGTTCTGGGTTTTGCCGTGAACTTTTTAATATCACCGCTGGCGGCTGGCTTTGGCGTAGTAATTCCACAAGCAGACACCTCAACTATGCTACCTGTATTGATGGGAATGCTAGGGTTGGGCGGTTTGCGTACTTATGAGAGAGTAAAAAAATGACAGCTAAAAAGAAAGTGGTTTATTTCACAGATAAAGAACTTGCCTGCAAGCACAGTGGCGAGAATGGCATGGATGCAGACTTTGTTAACCTGCTAATTAAGATTCGGAAAGAGTGCGGCTTTGGCTTCCCAATCAGCAGTGCATACCGCAGCCCGCAACACCCCATAGAACAGCGCAAAGAGAAGGCAGGAGCGCATTCAACTGGTAAGGCGGTAGATATACTTGTTTCTGGAAAACAAGCGTTAGAAGTGATTAGGGTGGCTCAGAAGCATGGCATCCAGCGCATTGGTGTAAAGCAGAAAGGTCGCACTAGGTTTATTCACCTTGATAGCTGCACTGAAGAAGATGGCTTTACCTGCCCTGCTATCTGGTCATATTAGTTTACAAATGGCCGGATATGGGGCGTTAGAGTACCCAAAATAGCCAGATAGTAAACCGTATCACTAGTATTGTTGATACGCCTAGCCCATTTATTTGGGCTTTTTATTGTCTAAAGTGTTGACATTAATGTAAACGTCAGGCACTATAAACACACATTCAAAAAACAAG